AGATTGGGAAGCATTGGGCGCAGGTCCAGATGCAGCCGCAGGTAAAATTTTTACTGCTTCAACTAACGGTGTTGGCTTAACTACTGATGGTTATGTTTATCCAATTGGTGTTTGCACATTAGTAAACGTAGCAGATGCAAGTTTGACAAGAAATCAAATGAACATTAACTTAAACAAAGCTAGTGGACCAGATGTGTTTGCGGCTTATGTTACTGACCACTTTGCTGTTGACTTCACTGACAATGGTATAGATGAAAATCCAGGTACTAAGTATATTGCAACATTGGACGGTGCAAGTGGCACACCGGACGATGCAACAGGCTTAATTTATGTAGCAGTTGATAACTATTGCTAATCAGTTTATACTGAGACAAAAAGCCGCTTCATGCGGCTTTTTTTATGAGGTTTTGTAATTTAGTTTGAACCACATCAAAGTTGATTGTGTTAAACAATCCGGGATGTAATGGCTTTGGATAATGTTCACTATCTAACCATGCATAACCGCAATGCTCATCATTTAATATGGGTATAAATTCATTATCAGTTTTACAAAAAAATGTGTGGTACGTAAATGTGTTATTGATAAATTTTTGAATAGGGACTAGTTTAGCGTTTTTTGGGAAGTATGATATTTCTTCTGTGCATTCTCTTTCAATGCCTTCAAACAATGTTTCATCATTTTCTATTTTGCCACCAGGTATACCCCAATTACCCGGATTCTTATTATCGTTTCTTAGTAGAAATAAAAAACGTTGGGTATTAGAAGCGTAAAAGAAAATTCCCGCAGATGTATTATTCATACTATGATTTATCATAGTATTAGATGACTATAGAATAATCACCCTGGTCATACCAACCTTCATAACTCTTCATCCACATAGCTTCGGCGTAACGGTATTGAATGTTTGTTGTTAAATTGGTTACATATTGTACATCGGTAAGTTGAGTACTGTCAAAACTTACTAACCAGTTAGAACCGTCATATTCAATTATATCATTAGCATTGGCTACTAGATTACCCCATGCAACTGCAGGTTCATCGTTAAGTATACTTCCAATACTTTCTACAATCAAATACCGTTGTCCTGCACTGGCTGCTGGTAGTCCTGAATCAGGGCCTTTAATCAAGGGATTAATGATACTATCTACAGGATCTAGTGTATTTTCAGGTAATGTATCTAGGTCAACATCAAATATCAATAGTCTATCATCATTTGGATTGTATGCTATTGTACCCACAATCTCTGTTTCCATATATGGATTCTGTAACCAAATCTGACTTATACCGGGCTTTATAGTACCGTAAGCATTTAACACACTCTTCCAATATAGGTCAGTAGACGGACTGTCAGGTAAATCAAGTGTAGTATTTCTAGGATAAAAATCTTGATTTGCCGGAAGTATTTGTAAACTATTTCCTATGTACAATATCTTATATCCATAAGGAGTAATTTTTTGTCTAGTTCCTAATAGCATATCATCGTCTTGCATATCGGTAAGAGCGTTGCCTTTGAAAATACTTGCAATGATTTTGTGAATAACACCTAGTTTCTTAATCTTAGCACTACTACTAATCCATACTGGCATATAAAATTTCCAAGTCATTACATCAATGGGATTACCTGTACCTTGCGGAATAGTTCTACTACTGAATGTTAATCCATCTTGGTATACAACACTTAGACTTGTCCAGTCAATAAAGTTATCTGTACTTTGTATTTCCATAGCAGGATTAAACAATACTCCTAACTGCTCAATCAATTCTAATTTCTGATTATAGTTAGTAGTCCAGAAGTCTACAGTGACTCTTAATGTATAGGGTACAGGCATAATACGTTCAACCGTAAATGCTTGTCCTTGTGTTTGTTCATATTGCCCTGTTTGTGTATTGAATGTACGTTGTCTTACTGATAGCTTATCAATGAAGTATGGATCTTGTGTGCGTTTTTGGTCGTATTCTAGTCCAGTAATATAATATGTAATCAATGGTGCACTGGGTAAACTGCTAGGACTATTATTAGCAATAACAGTTGATACTTGTCTACTACTATCCCCGTACATTATAGGAACACGAATTAAAATTTCATTACCTGCAGGATCTTTTCCTTTTGTAACGTACCAGTCACTAAAGATTCTTGCAAATTGAACTAGGAACCTTCGTATTTGATTATCATAAAAAAACTTTGCCATTTTGTGCCTTAATCGGGTTGAATTGTTAATAACGTAGAGAGCGGTTGTTGTTGTGGTATAACCGTACCATCTGTTAATGTAGTTGTTTGTGTATTGTTGATGAATGACCCGAACAACGTTTGGTCGGATGATGTAACATCCCCTTCAGCACGTACATTTTGGCTGATTCTAATCCATAGTGAACCGTCCCAACGATACAATAATTGTGGTAGATAATCTGTGCGTAAGAAATAATCACCTAAGCTAGGATTAACAGGGAATGTTATTCCAGAACCAACTGGTAATCCGTTTGGTGCAGTACCATCACCTATCATATACCCATCTGTATAGCCAAATCCTTGTGGACTACTACGTGCAATGAATTGGAATCTAGGATCACAATCAGCACGGAAATCCATTTCCTGAGATACTGTATATTGAAAACTTGCACCTACTGTTATTGCGGTACCTGCAGGCATTTTGGCTATTGTGGGGTTATTAATTATAAATGTATTATTAACATAGTCAACTGAGACTACTCTTGTATCAAAATCAAACACAGGTATTATCGTACCGTTAGGTGATGTTACGGTAGCAGTAACATCTATCTCTGCTACTAAATCTTTAGTAACGTCCTGCACACTAATTTCAGTTGTGCCAATCGGAACCTCAAGAGAAGTAATTTCAAAGCTAGGGAAGTTGTCTGCTGTTGAATAGGTGTTATCTGAAGTGCCGTATGGTCCTGTAATTGGACCTACTGCCTTAGCAGTTAATACTAATGTTCCATCAACTTGTCCGGAGTTAGCATCAGTTCTTTCTGGATTTAGTTTAGCAGTCTGCAAACTTAATGTCATTAATTCTCGCAACTTGTCTGCATCATCATGTGAGAGTGACCATAACTTTTTAAGTGTGGCTGCACCAATTTTAATAACTGGACTTGGATTTGCATATCTTGCACTACTCATAAATACTACCACTGAACTAGGAACAGGTGGTCCGTTCGGTATAATAATATTGACTGGTGGTGCAGGCTGTCCATCAAACGTTGGATTAACATATAGTTGACTACGGTCATAACCTGTCTTGGGAACTAGTCTCGCTGCCTCTGCAATTGCCGCATCATTGATTGCTATGTTTTTATTATATCTTCCTATGATATCACGTAAGTTATCAGCGGTGTCAAGTTGCCAGTATAAAGGATCAGTTGGTGCTATACCAGCTGGTACATTTTGTATAGGTGTATATGTCTTATCTCCGTATGTAACCGTATATCCTGTAACGTATGCTTTAGTAGGATCCCAATCACCTAAGTAATTATCTTTCTCAATAGGTTGACTTAGTATGTTGCTAAATTCCTGACTGTCCACTAGTGGCTCACATTTGATTCGCCATAGATGAGGGTACCATGTTTGACTAAATCCTTCGCTAGCAAAGTTACCATCAGTTATTTGATAATATCTACGCAATCCAATTGGAATAGCCTCATTTAATGGGTGATAATCTGTTAAGTGAGGTAACTCTAATACGTCCCCTACCATTAACTTGCGACCTATTAGTTCTATCATGTCATTATAATGCACTGTCACAAAAACAATGTCATTATTAAGAAACAATCCAAACTGACTTAGGTCAAAGTCTAAATTTTGTACGTTATAGTGACCACGCAATCTATAGATGGTGGTATCATATTTTCTGTCACGGTTCTCTAAGAACAACAAATCTTGTATATTTGTCGGATCCAGAGTATTATATTGTGGTTGAGTCAAGTCGGTACTAGCGCCCTGATTAGGTATTCCTAAATACTTGTGTATGTATAAATCTGTACCCCCAACAACAAACATCTCCTTGATGGTTCTATCAAGGAATTTGAAATCTTTTGATTTTTCTGGACGATATAATGAAAGTCTTGGCATATTGTGATCCGTTTACTTAGTATTTATTACAAAAGTATTACCTCTGTAGGTTGACAACAATTGGAAAATCATATATAATAATATCATTATTAACAGGAGCAACCATGGCAATACGCAAACCCAAAGCAACATCAGACCACTTTATTAAAGCATTGAACCCTAGGGATGCTGATACAAAATATATGGGTGAAGAACCTTATTTCCCGTTGCAACCTGATGCTGATGGTCGTAAACTTGCATTGACTAATAGCTTTACTTGGTACAATAGGTTCTATGGTAAAAAAGATGCCAAAGAACTATTGTGTCAATATTTAGATAGCCATGACCGAACCGCTGATGCCAAATATTTGCGTAGGGTGCATGAATCTGAATTCATTATGACATTGTGCTGGTTAGCACGTATGACTTTGCGTGGTTTGGAGTTAAATGACCATGAAGAACTAACCCTACAAAATGAAATCAGTAGGTTGCTAAAATTAGTCCACAAGCCGGAATTAGTTGAGAAAGAAAAAGAGCCTAGTAATCGTCCCAATGTGCAGGAGATTATGCGTGAAAAAGCATTAGAAGCCGCTGGCGAACTTGAATCTATTTTTGATGAATGGATTACTGACATCAAGGTGACACAAAAAACAGTTGACATTGTTGCTAAGTTTAATGTCATGCCACAACATATCCCGTTGATTGTCGATATTTGGAAACGCAAGCAACAAGAGTTTGAACAAGTCTCAGAAGGACAGGATGAACAATTGAATGAAGCCTATAGTTATCTAGGCAAAGTTAAATTGCGTAACACACTTAAATTTATTGAGCAAGTATTAAGTGACTTGAACAGTTACATTTCAATTAAGAAAGCAAGCAAAGCACCTCGCAAACGCAAAGCGGTTCCTGTTGAGAAGATTGTCGCTAAACTCAAGTATTTGAAGGAACACAAAGATCCTGTTAACAAACTTGACTTGATTAGTGTGCATCCAACTAAACTTCACGGCGCCAGTGAGGCATGGGTCTATGATACTGCAAAACGTAAGATGCATCATTATATTGCTGACGAGTATTCAAAAGCATTTACTGTTAAGGGTAATACGATTCTTGGATTTGACAACACCGCAAGTGAAATCAAAACACTACGCAAGCCCGGTGAACAGATTAAAGAAATTATGGGTAGCAAGCCAGCCGCACGTAAATACTTTAAAGACATTAAAGCAGTAGCTACTACTCCTAATGGTCGCTTTAATGAGAATATGGTTATATTGAAGGCTTTTTAATGAGTATAGAAAAACGAATGTTAGAAATGATGGAACCAATTGACAAGTCCATCCAATTAACTGACAATGATGAGGATATGCTAATGTTAGCCTGTGCAATGATGCAACGTGTCAAAGAGATATTTGACAATCAAATTGGAGTAGAAGGTAGAAAAACAATGTTTAAGGAATTATTAAAATGAGTGAGAAGAATGTAGATTTAACTAAGTACATGGAATTTGTTGAGGCTGTAACTAGCGAACCTAGCAATGACCTCACAACCTTCATGGATCGTTGTGACGAATTGGACGGTAACTTTGATTTAGCAACACAAAAACATGGTCCTGATATCAATGTACCTCTATTGTTGACAGCATGTTTAGGATTAGCAGCCGAATCAGGTGAATTTATTGAGATACCTAAAAAGATTTTCTTTCAAGGTAAACACCTATCCGACGAAAATCTCTTTCACATGAAACGTGAATTGGGTGATATCATGTGGTACTGGATTAACGCTTGCAGGGCACTTCGCCTAGACCCCAATGAAGTCATTGCTGAGAATGTAAAGAAACTAGAAAGCCGCTATCCCGGTGGTTCTTTTAATGTTCATAATAGTGAAAATCGCAAAGCAGGCGATTTGTAAGATGAACGGTTCTCCAGATAAATACAATATCTGGAGAACAATATGGCAGGTCTTACCTTAGACGAATTAAAAGAAGAATTATTTAGAAGCCTACGACTACGTTTGGGAGACGGTATTGTAGATGTTGAATTGGATCCTGAACACTATGAAGCCGCATATCAATATGCAGTAAAGATATATCGCCAAAGGGCACAGAATTCTACGCAGGAGTCATACACACTTCTAAAGATGGAAAAGAATCAAAATGTCTATACATTACCTAGCGAATTCATTAATGTGCGACAACTTTTCCGAAGAACAGTTGGTTTAGAAACAGGTCCTTCTGCTAGTAGTTTTGATCCATTTTCTAGTGCGATTCTTAATACATATTTGCTTAACTACAACTATGCAGGTGGTTTAGCAACATACGATTTTTATGCTCAATATATTGAATTAGCCGCACGTATGTTTGGTGGTTATGTCATATATACCTTCAACCCTGTAACAAAGGAATTGCGTATTGTTCGTGACCCTAAGGGTAGTGGAGAACAAGTATTAATTTGGGCAGACATATTAAGACCAGAACAACAGTTATTACAAGATCCGGGTGCAGGCATTTGGATTGGTGATTGGACACTTAGCCAATTAAAATTAATTCTTGGTGAAGCACGTGAAAAATTTGGTACTATTGCGGGTCCAGGTGGCGGCACAACATTAAATGGTGCGGCCCTAAAGAGCGAAGGTAAAGCAATGCAAGACCAATTATTAGAAGACCTAAAGAGATTTGTTGATTATAGCCAACCATATAGTTTTATTATTGGTTAAATCAGAGTTTACTTTTTCACAGTATTGTAATATAATTACACTATAGGAGAGTCATACATGATTATTGGTGTAACAGGATTTATTGGTAGTGGAAAAGATACAGTAGCAAATTATCTCACTACATTTCATGGATATAAACGAATTAGTTTTGCAGGCACATTAAAAGATTCAGTAGCCGCAGTCTTTGGTTGGGACCGCGATATGCTTGAGGGCACTACAAAATCTAGCAGAGAATGGCGTGAGCAA